GATTTTGGCGCCGACAAGGTTGGCGCGGGCAAGGTTGGCGCCGTCAAGGCTGGCGCCGACAAGGCTGGCGCCGACAAGGCTGGCGCGGTCAAGGCTGGCGCGGGCAAGGCTGGCGCGGGCAAGGCTGGCGCGGGCAAGGCTGGCGCCGACAAGGTTGGCGCCGTCAAGGCTGGCGCCGACAAGGTTGGCGCCGTCAAGGCTGGCGCCGTCAAGGTTGGCGCCGTCAAGGCTGGCGCCGACAAGGCTGGCGCCGACAAGGTTGGCGCCGACAAGGCTGGCGCCGACAAGGTTGGCGCGGTCAAGGCTGGCGCGGTCAAGGCTGGCGCGGTTTCCGCTTTCACCGCGCAACCAGCGCGCATGATCCGCCAACACGGCGGCGATTTGTTCCTTGGTCATTGCGCGCCCCCCCGACGCATGTTCCAGTTATCAATCGCGCGGAAGGTGCCATTTACGGCGTCATCTTCCGCGCGGCGTTCAGCTTCGGCGGTCACGGTGGCGGCGCTTTCAACCAACACGCCAATCGCGTGGTCAATCGCCTCGGATGCGTCTTGGCTTGGCGCGGCGGCGGCAATGTCCAGCAACTGCGATACCATGCGCTCAATTTGCAGCATCGCAGACCAAGCCGTGGTAGCGGCATCGTGCCAGTCGCCATTTCTGTCATCCGGGCACTTTTCCAGACGGGCGCGATAACCCGCCAGGCTGACCAGCGCTTCATGCTTGGCCGGCGCCTCGGGCGGTTGGATTGGCAGTAACTTGAGCATGGCGTGGTGCCTCTGTTCGGGTTGCGATGTGCTAACCCTATGCCGGGCCGGTGCGGTTGTCAATCATAAAAAAAATGCCCGGTGCTTTTTTTTATGATTGACAAGCCCCGCGCCTTGCGGTTAGGGTTTCGGCCATGACAGTATCAGACCTTATTGAGCGGGCGGGTGGCACGCGAAAACTGGCGGAAACGCTAGGCTGTCGCCCGAATGCCGTTTGCAATTGGCGCTACCAGGGCGTCCCGTATAAGCATCACGCCCGGTTGCGCGCCATGCTGCGCCGCCGTGTGGAACGCCTGGCGCTGGCCGAGGCGCTGGAATGGAGGCCGGCAAAATGAGAGGCCCTTCACCATGGACGCCTGAGCGCCTTGCCATGCTTCGCAGTGAATGGGCGACAGGCGCCCCCACGGCGGAAATCGGGCGCCGCATGGGTATCAGCAAAGGCGCCGTTATCGGCAAGGTGCATCGCATGGGATTGCCAGCGCGTGAAGCGCCGGCCAATATCGCAAAACAGAAAAGCCGGGACGTGGTGTCCCGGCCTGCCGCCCGCGCCAGTCGTGAACTTCCCGTTTCCGGTGCGCGGGCGGCTTCCCCATCGCGGCCACGTGCCGCCATCCCCTCCGGCGTTTCCTCCGCCGTTGAGCGCCAGGCTTACTCCCGGCCTGAGCGACACTTGCCCGGCGCGGTTGCCGAAACGCCGCCGCGCCGGGTCTTTTCACACAAGCAATGCCAATACATCACAAGCAGCGCTGATCGCGCGCATCGGTTCTGCGAGGCGCCGGTGGTGGAAAACGCCATGGGCAGGCCATCGCCATACTGCGCCGCGCATTATGCCGAGTGTTACGCCACGCCGGGCAAATACCCGACCAATCCGCCGCCTGCGACTTGGCTGAAAAATCGCGGCATGCTTTGGGCGCGCGGGTGATGCGTTTGTTCCTGAAAATCAACAAGACATAAGGCATTTCATGACAACCGCTTTGCAAGCTATCCAAGCGGTGGAAGCCGCTGCTACGCCCGCGCAACGTGACGCGCGAATCATGGTGTTGTGCGATCAAGCCATCACTGATTTGCAGGAAGCCCGCACCATCGAAGAGGTGCGGCGGGTTGGCGATTTGGCCAGCGCCTTTGCCGCTTACACGCGCAAGATCAAGGCCGCGCTTGAAGCGCAGAATACCACTCAGAAGATTGTGCTTTTGGCTGAAGCGCGCATCGGCGCTGAATTGAAGGCGGCGCAGGAACGCGGGGAAGTGGCGAGGCGCGGGGAACAAGATCGTTTTCGTGATAATGCCCGGACTTCGGGTATTATCCCTGCTACTTTATCCGATCTTGGCATTACCACACAGCGCGCCAGTGAAATGCGTCGCCTTGCAGATGTCGGCCCCGCTGCGATTGAGGAAGCGGCGCAGGCGGCGAATGAAGCCGGCGAGCGTTTAACGCGCGATGCGGTTTTCAATCATCGCGCGCAAGGCACTGGCGAAAATGAATGGTACACGCCGGCAGAGCATATTGAAGCCGCCCGCGAGGTTTTGGGTGAGATTGACTTAGACCCGGCGTCTTCCATCATCGCCAATAGAACCGTTCGCGCCACGCGATTCTTCACGCTTGAGGATAACGGGCTGGAGCAAGAATGGCATGGCCGGGTGTGGATCAATCCACCCTATGCCCAGCCTTATATTCTGCACTTTGCCCAGAAGATTGCCAAGGAATACAGCGAAGGCCGCACCCTAGAAGCGATTGCGCTGACCCATAACTACACAGACACGGCATGGTTCCACTTGCTGGGGACGTATGCCGCCGCAATCTGTTTTACGCGCGGGCGCATTGGGTTTCTAAGCCCAGAAGGGCAGAAGGCCGCGCCAACGCAAGGGCAGGCGTTTTTCTATTTTGGGCCTGATCCGGCGAAGTTTTCCCAGGTGTTCACGCGCTTTGGTTTGGTGATGCGCCGCCATGGGGTTTGACGCTGACCTATCCTTTGGCAAGGCGGCAGAAAGCGCTATCGCGCAATGGTTGCGCGGTCGCGGCCATACCGTGCTGCCTGTTTATGAGAAGATCATAGACGAAAAGAAAGGGCCGCAAGTCTTTCTCCCTGATGGAGAGCTTGTGGCGCCGGATTTGCTGACATGGAAGGAAGGCCGCGCTTGCTGGATTGAAGCCAAGCACAAGACGGCGTTTTCCTTTCATCGCATGACAGGCCGATGGGTGACCGGGATAGATTTGAGGCATTATCATGATTATTGCCGCGTTGCTCAATTGGCGCCCTGGCCTGTTTGGCTGATGTTTTTGCACAAGGGCGGGCAAGCGAAAGACAGCCCTGCGGAAAGTCCGGCTGGATTGTTCGGCCAGGAAATTGGGGCGCTACAGAAGGCTGAGAATCATCGCAGCGCCAATTGGGGGCGCAGCGGCATGGTTTATTGGGCGGTTGATTCGCTGCGTTTTCTAGCCCCGCTTGAAAAGGTTGCGCCGCAATGACCCTCATAATCCTGACCTTCCTAATTTGCGCCGCAGACGGCACCGCCTGCGAGCCGGGCTATCAGGCGCATCACGATTGCAGAACGGCGCAGGCGTATGTGCGGGCGGGGCTGCATCCGTCTCTGATGATCAAGGACATTGTTTGCAATGTGGAAAAGAAGAAATGAGCGTTGATTTTGACGAAAATCCCAGTCCAATGCGGATTTTACACCCAGCAGAAATAGCGGCCAGAGACGCGCATTTAGCCCGCTTGTCAGCCCGCACCGAATTGCGCGACCGCTTTGCTGGATATGCCTTGATCGGTCTGCTGGCTGCTGGCGATCATCACGCATACAACCGCGATGAAATGGCGGCTGAGGCATGGAAACAGGCCGACGCCATGATGAAGGCGCGCGGCCATGAGTGACATCCGGGATGGCCTGAAAATCGGCCTAGGCGTGGCGCTTATGTTTGCGTTGCCCATTGCGGGCCTGTGGGGCGTGGTGATCCTGATGACTTGGTTGCAAAAGGCGATGGGATTATGATTGAGTTTCTTTTGTTTTTCGCGCTTGGCTATCTTGCCTTTATAGCTTTAAGCTACTGGATCGGAGGAAAGAGCAATGACAACTGACCAATACCGCGCGCTTGTGGAAGCCGGGCCGGCAGTGGTCATGGTGGCGAGAGAGGACATGCTGAAGATGTTGGATTGGGCAGAGTTTGGGCGGCAGGCAAGCTTCACGCTTCGCACTGTCCGAATTAGGTTGATGAATGGCGAACAAACAGCCGCGATGGATCATCTTGAGCGACGCATAAAAAAGACGCCGGAATTATGGCCATGACCCGCGCCTTGCCACAACGTGCCCGCAAGCCAAAGGCGCCCCAGCCGAGTGAGGATGCGATCCACATTGCCATCCGGGCAGCGCTGGTTTTGCACGGTATCCGCAGCCGTCACGCCGCCAACGACGGCAAGCGCAGCATTGCGAGCGCCATGCGGTTGAAGCGCCTGGGCATGGTGGCGGGTGATCCTGACTTGCGTGTGTGGAAGCCGGGCTTACAGCATCCGTTGCATCGGCCTTTGGTGGGATTTCTCGAAGTCAAGTCCGCAACCGGACGCTTGACGCCGGCGCAGCAGGAAGAAATCGCGGCGCTACGGGCGGACGGGTTTCCCGTTGCGGTGGTGCGAAGCGTGGATGAAGCGCTGGCGGCGCTTAGGGAGTGGGGGTGGATTAAGTGACCCCCGAACCCGTCCCATCCACCCTAGAACAGCGCCTAGCCTTCTATGAGCGCTTCGCCCGCAACCTTGCCGAGCGCGTGCCGGACGCGGTAGAGGACGCCGAGCGCGAGGCGCATTTTGAGACGCAAAAACAAGGCAAGCCATGAAGCGCCGGTCAATTTACGATCCGCTTCCCGCGCCATCGGCGGCAGAGATCGCCAATGAATACGCGCGCATGTCACGCGATAGCCTAGCGATGGCCTTGGCGGCAATGGGATACAAACGCGCGATATTTCAAGCGCCGCGTATTGGAACGCCGCTTTGGTATGAATACGCCATATTGAGCGAAAGCCTAGACACGCGCTTAGACCGCGCTGATTGGCCGGTCCTTTTGCTATACCGCCACCGGAAAGCGCCCGCCGTTTGGTTTTGCACCGTATCTGGTGACTGGAAAACAGACGGAGCCAAAGGGCGAAGCATCATCAGCCTTGCAAGTTACACTTGGGAGATGTCCGAGAATGAAGCCGCCCGTCGCATCCTTGATGCAGTCGAACCGGACGCCAGACGTGTCAGACTATGACCCCGACGATTGGAACCGCGCCCTAACGGGATCGGCACGCCAGCAGCGCGCCGTGGCCAAGTCCGCCCGGTCAGAAGCCGGCATCATGTCTTTTTCGGAAGAACAAGCCGCCCTTGCCTTTGCGGCAAAGCAGGAAGGCAAGATGGTTTGGGACCATACCGCAGGCCAATGGTTTCTGTTTAGCAAGGGCAAGTGGACGGTTGACGGGATAGGCGAGGCCAATGACCGCGCCCGGCAATTCTTACGCGACCTACAAGCCACGCCTGGCATATCCGAGGGCGAGCGCAAGGCGATGGGCAAGCTGGCGTTCACGCGCAACGTCCTAGCGTTCGCACAGTCAGACACGCGCATCGCAGTGCATCAAGGAGTGTGGGATGCCGACCCTTGGCTTTTGGGCGTGCCCGGTGGCGTAGTGGATCTGAAAACAGGCAAGAAACGCGATGCCAAGCCCAGCGAATACATCAGCCGAAACACGCTCATAGCGCCTGCCGCGCCTTCATTCGATCCGGTCCTATGGCGCAGCTTCCTAATCGAAGCGACAGCCAATGACCCCGAGACAATCGCCTTCCTCCAGCGCCTTTGCGGGTATTTCCTGACCGGCGACGTGACGGAGGAAATGCTCGCCTTCCTGTACGGGAGCGGCGGCAACGGCAAGGGCGTGTTTGTGACCACAGTCACCACGATCCTAGGCGGTTATGCCGTGGCGGCGCCCATGGGGGCCTTCACGGCAGATAGCCGCATGAACGTGGAATATTACCGGGCCCGCATGGCCGGAAGTCGCCTTGTCACCGCGTCAGAGACAGAGGCGGGCCACGCCTGGGCTGAAAGTCAGATCAAGGAACTTACCGGCAATGAGGCGCCGGTCTCCGCGCGCCAGCCGTTCGGGCGCCCGTTTGAATACTGGCCGCAATACAAGCTGATGTTTGTCGGCAACCACGCGCCGCGTCTCAAGGGCCGCAGCAAGGCCATGGAGCGGCGCTTGCGTATTGTCCCCTTCGACAATGAGCCGGCAGAACCTGACCACACCTTAAAGACCCGGCTAGAGGCAGAATACCCGGCCATCCTGCAATGGATGATCGAGGGCTGCCTTGCGTGGCAACAGCAGCGCCTCGGCACCGCGCCCGCCATTGCGGCAAAAACAGCCGAGTATTTTGACCTTCAAGACGCTTTCGGCAGGTGGATTAGCGAGCGATGCACCCTTGACGCAGTTTTCAGCGCGCGGCCTGGCGCCCTTTACGCTGACTTCCGGAATTGGACCAAAGCAAACGGGGAACACGCCCCAAGTAACCAAGAATTTGCCGAAAATATCAATCGCCGCAAGGGCTTATTCCGTCGCCGCGTTCGGGGGCAGGATTGGGTAGGCGGTATCAAACTCAAGGAGATGGAAGATGATTTCTAAGGCACATCTTGACCTATTTGGCCCCACAGGGGGGCGGAGGGGGCGATGCGATGGGGAGTTTTCCCAACCTTTTACAAATACGGGCGCGCGCGCATATGCGCAGGTGGGAAGGTTTGAAAAAGTCCCTCCTCGCACCGCCCCCACCGCCCCCATCGCCCCCTGCGAGGTAGCGCCAGACCCCGCCCGCAATTACCCGACCCCGGCCAGCATTAAGGCGGCCTTCGACGATTGGACCGACGCCGGCCAGCCATGGCCACCGCCTGCCGGGCTGACGAGCGCCATTGCCTCCAGGCTGATCCCGCGCCGGGAACCCCAGCACGGCAAGCGGTGGCGCTGATGGACATGACCCCTGCCCAAGTGGCGCGCGCCCATGCTGACGATGCGCTGGCCGAGGAGTGCCTGCGCCGCGCCAAAGCCGCCCAGGACGGCTTGCAGCACCCAAAGCTGGACCAGGAGGGCCGGGAATACCTGGAAGGGCTTGTGGCGCGGTTTAATGCGCTTGCGGCGCGGTTGAAAGGAAGCTAGACATGAATGGAGCTATCGCCATGACGAAGCCGAAACCCGCGCGCGCGCGCGGACGCCCTGAGAAGCCCATAACCCTTGATTACGGCCCTGCCCAGCGCTTGGTGAACGGCACGGCATGGCTTGCCTACCGAGCGGACCCTGAACACCCTGGACGGCCATCTGTCAGGGCTGGCAAGGCCAAGGTAATATATCACCAGCTTTGGCTTGCCGGGCACCTGACGGATGAACAGCACGAGGCGGCAGATCGCTACCTGACGCGGCTGGAGGTGGCGAGCGGCGCCAAGGTGGACACGCGCGGGCATGGAGCGGCAAGTTATGGCCCGACTGCGGCCCAAGTCGCGGCATTGGCGGATTTGCGGATAGCTGACGCGGCGATAGGGCCGGCGCCGCTTGTGGCAGGGGTGCGGACGGTCATCGGCTGGAATATCTGGCCGCCTGACTTGGACGTGCGGGATTTCAAGGGCGCGATGCAGCGAGTGGCGGATGTGTGGGGGATGTGATGGACGGGTTGCGGCATGATGTGGCGCTTTCGCTTGGCTTGCTCGTTTTAGACGCGGCTGGGCTGGCGCTGGACCGGCATGAGGCGGTTCGGGTGCCCTGGACCATTTACGACTGCGAGATTATTGTTCGGCCAAAATCGGCGCCGCGCCCGCATCCCGCGTATTTTTGGCTTGGGGCGGGGGCGGAATAAACCGCTTGACAGCCCCATGATTTATTTGTAGGGGGACCGTATTCTGTATTTCTGCGCCCGGAGCCCCACAAGGCTACCGGGCTTTTCATGGCCGGGGCGCAATGCACACCAAGACCACACGTGTCGGCAATGGCGCGGGCCACGGCGGACCGGCCAGCGGCACACCCGCACAGGGCGCAGGCTACGGGCCAGGCGCAGGCCCCGCTAAGGCTTTCACCAGCGATCAGCAGCCGACCGGCGAGGCCAAGTCTGCCGGTAAGGAAGTCGCAGCCGAGATCAAGGCGCAGATTGCCGCGCGCAAGGAAGAGATACTCGCCGCGCAATTTACGCGGGCGCTGGACACGGCGCACCCGCAAGGCCACGCGGCGGCGAAGGACTTGCTGGATCGTATCGCGCCGCCTGAGAGCAAGACGGACGTAACCACGAACGGCGAGCGCCTTGGCTACGTCATCATGGCGCCGGCAGAGGCAGAGGACGCCGAAGCATGGGCGAAACAGCACCAGCCGCCCCAAGCGTAGTCTGGCGCCCCCAGGCAGGCCCGCAAACGGCGCTGCTGACCTGCCCGGTCTTTGAGGTTTTCTTTGGTGGTGCCCGAGGTGGCGGCAAGACTGACGGAATGCTGGGCGAATGGGCGGTACACGCCAATCGCTACAAGAAAGACGCTATCGGCCTGATGGTGCGCCGCACCCGGACCGAATTGACTGAAACATTCGAGCGCGCCAAGATCTTGTTCACGCCGATAGGCGCGCAATTCACCAGCGTCCCTATGCGATGCATCATGCCAGGCGGGGCAAGACTGAGTTTCGCCTATCTGGAGCGCGACGCGGACGCCGAGGGCTATCAGGGTCACAGTTATACGCGGGTCTATGTGGAAGAGGCGGGCAATTTCCCAAGCCCGGCGCCGATCCTGAAGCTATTTGCCACGCTGCGTTCCGGTTCGGGCGTTCCGTGCCGCATACGCCTGACGGGCAATCCGGGCGGGCCTGGGCATCAATGGGTGCGGGCGCGTTATATTGACCCGGAGCCGATGGGCTGGCGCGTCATGAAGGATGACGTAAGCGGCCTGGAGCGGGTTTATATCCCGTCACGGGTCGGCGATAACCGGCACTTGGGCGCGGATTATGTGGCGCGGCTAAGGGCAAGCGGAGCGCCGGAATTGGTGCGGGCTTGGCTAGAAGGCGATTGGTCAGTCATTGCCGGGGCGTTCTTTCCCGAGTTTGACATGGGCCGGCACGTCATCGCGCCGCGCGAATTGCCGGAGCATTGGTTCCGGTTCCGGTCTTTGGACTGGGGCAGCGCTAGGCCCTTCTCGGTGGGCTGGTGGGCCGTGTCTGATGGCGAATTGCCTGACATCCCGCGCGGTGCGCTGGTGCGATACCGGGAATGGTATGGCAGCACTGGCAAGCCGAATGAGGGCTTGCGGATGACTGCCGAGGAAGTGGCGTTTGGTATCGCGCAACGTGAGGCGGGCGACCCCAAGCCTGAGAATGGCCTTCACGGCGTGGCGGACCCGGCCATTTTCAGCAGCGACGGCGGGCCGAGCATCGGCGAGCGCATGGCGCGGTCCGCCAAGGTTTTCTTCCGCCCGGCGGATAATGCCCGCGTGTCGCGTCAAGGCGCGCTTGGCGGGTGGGACCAAGTGCGAGCGCGGTTGCGCGGTGATGAAACCGGGCCGGGCTTGCTGATCTTCAGCACATGCCGCGACCTAATCCGCACTTTGCCGGCGTTGCAGCATGATCCTGACCGCCCGGAAGATGTGGACAGTGACGGCGAAGACCACGCGCCGGACGAGGCGCGCTACGCTTGCATGAGCCGCCCTTGGGTGCGGCAAAAGCCGGTGCAAAAGCCGGGGAATATCGTGTCAGTTGGTGGCACGAACACCGCGACTTTCAATGATTTATGGAAAACCGCGCCGCAAACCGCGCGCTGGTAAGGAAATTTGCCATGTTGAATGCCCCATTCTCGCCCGGCGAGACCTTAACGCTTTCCGTAACAACCACCAGCAGCAACGCAAGTTTTGCGACGGCTGGAACGGCGGCGTCTGTCATTGAAGTGCAGAATACTGGCTCTTCCCCATGCTTTATTGTTTTCGGAGCCACCGCAACAACGGCGGGATATCCGATTGGTGCCGGTCAGGCCAAACTATTGAGTAAACCGCCCGGACAAGCGCAGATCGCAGCCATTTGTGGATCTGGCAGCACCACGCTTTATGTCACGTCAGGCCAGGGCCGTTAAATTGTCACAGCGCCTAAATACGCGGTTGCGGGCGGTGGCTGCGGCGGTTAGCAGTGGCATCGTCACCAGCGGCCTCGTGATGCACTTGGACGCGGGCAACGCCGCATCCTATCCCGGCAGCGGCACGGCTTGGACGGACCTGACCGTGAACGGGAATAACGGGACGCTGACCAATGGCCCAACCTATAGCGCGGCAGATGGCGGACAGATTGTTTTTGATGGTGTGAATGATTACATCATCGGGACAAATAATGCATCCGTACAGATTACTGAGGGAACCATAGCGTGTTGGGTTCGGTGTCAGACTGAACCTAATTATGTCGGTCTAATAAGCAAAAATAATGCATGGGCCCTAGTGGCTAACAATGATGTGCTTGGCTGCTATGATTGGGGTAATGCTGTTTTTCGATCTACTGGCTTGAATATAGCAGATAATGCTTGGCGTTATATCAGTATGACTTTCACAAACACAGTTGGAACACCATCAAACAACGCGATTATTTATGTTAATGGTTCTGCTGTGCTGACCACCACAACAAAGCATGTGAATCAAGCTACGGAATTTGGTTTAGCGGTAGCGCAAGCAGTTTCTGGCGAGAATTTGCGTGGTGGTATCGCGATTGGTCATATCTACAACCGCGTCCTTTCGGCAGCAGAAATCCAGCAAAACTTTGACGCCAACAAAGCGAGGTTCGGCCTATGATCGAATGGAAAATCGCAAACCTATTTGCCACGCTAAGCAATTCAGAGATGGACCAGCAGCGCCCCAATGGCGCGATTGTGGTGCGCGCTGAATGGCAGGTAACGGGACGCGACCAGAACATCACGGCAAGCGTGACGGGCTTTCAAGAATTTGTTTATAACCCGGAAACGGAGTTCACGCCGTATTTGGAATTGACGGAAGAACAGGTTTTGTCGTGGGTTCATCGCGCAATGGCCGGGCAGCGCAAAGCCTATGAAGATATGGTGATGCAGCAAGTGGCGCAGAAGAAGGCAGAGCCGATCACGCTGCCGCTGCCGTGGCATCAGCCCGCGCCTATTATGGTGGAACAGCCTTCCGGCAACGACACGCTGATAGGCGGCAACGGCAATGATAGTCTTGGGGGTTTGGCGTGACCCTCAAGATACCGCCTGGCCTAAGCCATGCCTTGATCGGCGCTGCGCTGACTGTAGTCATTGGTATTCCATGCGCTTTGATTGGCTTGCCTGCGCTTATCGGCGCTGGTTTTGCCATCGGGTTCTATGTCGGGCGCGAACGGCGCCAATCGGAAGAACACTTTGGAAGCAACCGCATCTGGCCGTGGCAATGGAAGCCGCGCGCTGGGCGTGATATCGCTTGGCCTGCGCTGGCGGCGGCACTTGCCGCGCTTTTGATTGAGGTTTTAGCGTAATGTCGCAGGAGCCGGACGATCTCAAATACAAGACGCCAGAGGGCAAGTATCGCCGCTGGCTGGTCGAGATTGATCAGGCCGAGAAGTGGTGCCGCGATTGGCATGAGACTGCCAAGAAGTGCTTGAAGCGCTACCGCGACGACCGGAATGAGCTTCAGAAAACACAGCGCCGCATCAATATATTTTGGTCAAACGTCGAAACCCTGAAGCCTGCGCTATATGCGCGGCGCGCGAAGCCCGTGGTTGAGCGGCGTTTTCGCGATGCTGACCCAATTGGCAAGGCGGCGGCGGAAACGCTGGAACGTGCCACGACCTTTGCCACGGACAGCGACCAGTTTGACGAGGTAATCCGCCAAGCGCGCGATGATCGGCTTATCGTCGGGCGCGGCACGGCCTGGCTGCGCTATGTGCCGCATTTCCAGCAGATGAACCCGCCGACGCCCGCCGATGGCGTCAGCGTGACGGATGACGCCGCCGAATATGAGGCGGAAACGCAAGCCCAGGCGCCAGTTGAGGCGCTGGTGTTTGAAGAAGTCGCGCATGACTATGTGGCGTGGGAAGACTTCCTTATGTCGCCGGCCAAGACTTGGCGCGAGGTGTCATGGGTTGCCCGCAAGGTGCAGATGACGCGCGCCGAATTGGTGGAGCGTTTCGGCAAAGAGATTGGCAGCGCGGTTCCGCTGAATGAGCGGGCCGACAAAAACGGCAATGATTCTGCGGAGGCGCGTTTTCGTGATGGGCTTTCCGCCCGCGCTGACGTGTTTGAGATTTGGAGCAAGGCAGAGCGCAAAGTGTGTTGGCTTGCGCGCGGCTATGAGGGCTTGCTTGACGAGCGCGACGATCCGCTGCGCTTGCGTGATTTCTTTCCGTGCCCGCGCCCGATGTTTGCGACCGTTACCACAGAGAGCCTAATTCCGATCCCTGACTACATGATGTATAAGGATCAGGCTGACGACTTGGACAGCGTGACGCTGCGCCTTTCCATGCTGACGGAAGCTTGCCGCGTTGCCGGTGTTTATGACGCATCGCAGGACGCCAGTGTTGGGCGTCTGTTCTCCGAGGCCAGCGATAATCAGTTGATCCCGGTGAATACCTGGGCCGCGTTCTCTGAAAAGGGCGGGCTTCGCGGAGTGTTGGATTTCGTGCCGCTGGATGGCATTATCGCCACCATCCGCGAATTGACGTCGCGCGAGCAAGTCTTGAAAGCGCAGATTTATGAGATCACGGGCATTTCTGACATTGTTCGGGGCTATTCCGCGCCGTCAGAAACCGCCACGGCGCAGCAAATCAAGGGGCAATTCGCGGCGCTGCGGTTGCAGGAACAGCAGTCCGAGGTGGCGCGGTTTGCGCGTGACGTGATTGCGATGACGGCGGAAATCATCTCCGAGCATTTCCAGCCGCAAACGATTGCGCTGATGTCTGGCCTGGCAGAACAGGCGCCAGAGTTTCAGCAGAATTTCATGGCGGCGGTGCAACTTTTGCGTAATGATCGGATGCGGAGTTTCCGCATTGACATCGAGACGGACAGCACGATTGCGGTTGATGAAACCGCCGATAAGCAGGCCGCGACTGAGTTCCTTACAGCAATGGGCAATTACATGGCGTCCAGCTTGCCAATGGCGCAGCAAGCGCCGGAATTGTTGCCGGTGATTGGGCAAGGCGCGGTATTCCTGGCGCGGCGCTTCCGGGCTGGGCGGCAATTGGAAGGGTCAATCGAAGCGTCATTCCAGGCGCTGGAGCAACGCGCGCAACAGATGGCGCAGCAGCCGCAACAGCAGCAGCCTGACCCGGCCATGCTGAAGGCGCAGGCTGATCAGCAGCGCTTGGCCATGGAAGGCGAAATTAAGGGCCGTGAGCTGATGCTGCGAGAGCAGGAATTGACGTTTAACGCGGATTTGAAAGCGCGCGAGATGGGCTTGCGCGAGGCCGAGATGATGCAGTCCCGCAAGGACGCGCTATTGCCTGACCGTGAAGCGCTGGTGCAAGGCAACGAAGGCGCTTTGACGCAATTGGCGGCATCCCTTGCCGCATTGGGCCAAAGCCTAGAGATGATGCAGCAACAGCAAACAGACACGGCGCAAATCCAGATGCAGGCGCTGGCGCAGTTGGCGGCTTCCATGACGGCACCTAAGCGCGTGGTGCGAGGCCCTGATGGCCGCGCCATGGGCGTCGAAACCGTCTTGAACTGATCGGCGGGGCATAGATTATGGCGGTTCAGCTTTCTGTCGCAGTGCGTAACGCGCGGCTTGATGCAATTGAAACGACTATCGGCGCATCTGCGGTGTTGAAGATTTTCACGGGCAGCCCGCCAGTCAATTGCGCGGCAGCGGATAGCGGCACCGTGCTTGCCACGATCAATCTGCCTTCCGATTGGATGGCGACGGCAAGCGGTGGCAGCAAGTCCAAAAGCGGCACATGGGAAGACTTGAGCGCCGATAACACCGGCACGGCAGGGCATTTCCGGGTTTATGATAGCGGTGTGACGATTTGCCATATTCAAGGCACGGTCGGCACCAGTGGAACAGATATGACGGTCAATAGCACTAGCTTTACTGCGGCGCAGCCCTTCACAGTCAATTCCTTCACCCTGACGGATGGAAACGCATGAGCGATTTCGTAGGTTACACGCCGGGGTCTGGCGAACAGATCGCGGTTGACAATATACCGGGCGGCAAAGTCCAGCGCGTCAAGGTAATGCTTGGCCCTGACGGCGTAGATGGAGGCGATGTTTCGAGTTCAACGCCGCTTCCGGTCGCCGCATATGGTGAATTGATTGAAGCAATCGAGGCCATGCGGATTGCGATTGCGGCCCTGACCAAAACCATCGGCTTCGCGCTTCCAAATGCGCTTGGCCAGCCGATCTTTGAGGCGCGTCAAGGCACTGCGGGTAACTTGCTGATGACCGCAAACCTGGCGGGCAATCAAACCTTAGCCACCTTGACCAATCAAACGCAGATGGGCGGCTTTGCATCAAATGACCAAATTCCCGCGCTAATGCACCTTCAGGCGGACAACCTCCGCCGCAACATTACGGTGAGCTAAAATGGCAACCACAAACGGCAATAAAAAAATTCTTGATCTAAAGCGGTGGGAATTTTGTGCCATTCTGCCCACCACCACGCAGGCTGGAACCTTCGTTGCTTCATCGCGCCATTTTCGACAGCAGCAGCTTTGCGTTCGCAGCAACTCCGAGGCTTTCATCTATAATCCCTCCGAGGATGGATGGGTGCCGATTACCTCACCGGGCTTGGCCGGTACGTTTGGCGCGGGCGCGGCTGGGGTTTCTGGCGCGTGGTCAACAGGCTCGACGGTGGGCGCAGCTTCACTGACTGCGACGGGTGGCAGCACAACCACGATTATTACAAACCAAACCCTTGCGCGGGACTTGCGTGGCTACAAGGTCCTCATTATGGCCGGGCCGAACGCTGGCGCGGTTTTGGATATTGCGTCCAACACCATCGCCGCAAATGCGGTTATTACCGTCACGCCTGCCCAGGCGGTCGCGTTTTCTGCTTCGACGGTCTATCGCCTGCTGACGCCGCGCTGGTATGTCTTGGGTGCGGGAACTTTGGCGGCGGCATCCTTTCGCGTTTATGACTACGCGACCAACACATGGACAACGCTTTCGCAGACGGGCCTGCCTGCTTCTTTAGGCACTGACGGAAAGCTGATTGCTACACCCTCAATGATTGACGGTGATTTCAAAAGCTTTGCCACCGGCACAGCGACCAGCGCTACCGGCACGACACTGGTGCAGACCGGCAAGACATGGGCCACATCACAGTGGATCAATTCGCAGGTCCGCATTACTGGCGGCACGGGCGCAGGCCAGATCAGGACCATCACTGCTAACACGGCGGACACGCTGACCGTTGCCACTTGGACCACAACGCCAGACGTCACCAGCACTTACGCCATTTCTGGCAATGACAATTTTCTTTACTACATCGGCAACAACGCCGTTACAATGTATCGCTATGACATCACGGCGAACACATGGTCAACGCTATCCCCGATAGCGGCGAGGGCAAACGCACCTCAAGCTGGGATGTCCGGGCATTGGGTGCATTCGGTGCCGGTTTCGGAGAGCGATTGGAACAACGAAAGCGCCATTCTGAACGGACGCTATATCTACTCCTTTCAGGGTGGCGGTTCTGCAAACCTGCATCGCTACGACATCGCGGGCAATACCTGGGCGACCATCACCTACGCGCCCAATGCCGAAGTGTTCAGCACGGGCACTAAATACGCGCTGCACAACGGAACGCTGTATATTCAGAAAGACCAAATTGGCCGCTGGTATGCGTATGATTTTGCCCGGTCAGAAATGTTTCCGTGGGGCATGATGCTTTACCCTCAAGGTTCAGCCATTGTGGGCGATACCGCGTTTGATGTGCTTTATAAAGATGGCGCTACGGAAATTTACTACATTTACATGGTTCTGAATACGCTCAACATCAATCTCAGACAGCAGGTGATCTAGCCATGGACAAAGAAGAATTGATCGCAATGCTTGAGGCGAAAATTAATAGCCTTGTCACCCTAAAAGGGTCACTTGAGAGGCTAAACGAATTGCAGCGGGCGCAGGAGGTGGAGATTGAAATTAACGACACGCAAGCCCTGCTGAACGAGCAGCTTTCGCCGCCTAGCGAGTAAATCCTATGACGCTGCTGACGCTCCTTCAGTCTGGCGGCGCGTCCGTAGGGATTACGGCTGATCTTAGCGTCACGCTTGGGGCGCTTACCCTATCATCGGACGCGACGGTAAGCAGCGCGGGCATTACCGCCGATCTGAATGTCACGCTTGGAAGCCTGGCGCTATCTTCAACGGCGACCATAACGCAACCGCCGATCACGGCTGATCTAAACGTCACCCTGGGCGCTTTAACGCTGGTCTCCAGCGCCACGCCCGAGGCAGGCGGCCAAACGCGCGGCGGGTTCTATACCAAAGAGGACCGCAAGCGTCACAAGCGCCTGTCTGAATTGGCGGTGCAGCGCCGCGATAAGCAACGCGACGAGCAAGACGCATTCAGAAGCGCCCTAGAGGACGCATACGACGCGGCCCTGGGGCTTGTGGATGAACCAGCGGCAGAAACCCGCGCGGAAGTGCGGGAAGCCATTGCAGAGGCCGCGCAAGCGGCGCCAGAGCCTTACCGGGCGGAAGTGCAACGCCTGCGCGACTTGGCACGGCAGGCTGAGACGCTGGCGCAGATTGAACGAGTGATAACACGCATCGCGGCCATTCAGGCGAGGGCGGAAGCCGACGCTGATGATGATGAAACCGTGCTGATGCTGATGGGGTGACATGAAACGCAAATTCATCTGGCACGGCGGCGAATGGCGCGACGTGACCAATGCCAAGCGCGCGCCGCGTGTTGGGCCTTACATTATGACGGACGGAATGAAGGCTTGCTTCCACCCGGCAACGGGCGAGATGATGGACAGCAAGAGCGCATTCCGCCGCGTCACGCGCGACCATGGCTTGACCGAGGTTGGCAATGACGCGCCGGCCATGACTGCGCCCGCGCCAAGCGGTGTCGCGCATGACGTGGCGCAGGCTTACCAGATGCTTGAACAAGGCTACACGCCGCCGCCGGTCGAGAGTGCCGGCACCCTTGACGGAGCGAGCGTGGAAACAAGACTTTTTACCTAAAGGAAAATGAGCATGACGCTTTCGGAAAGCGGGGCTGCTGATGCAGCGCCTGCCGATGATCTGCGCGCCGATCTTGACGCCGCGTTTGACAGCATTGCGGGCAATGAAGCGCCCGCCGATACCAAAGAAGCGGAGCCGCCGCGCGATGACGCCGCGCCCGCCGATGAACAGCCCGCCGAAGGCCAGGCGCCCAAGGCGGAAGAAACCAAGGACGAAGCCCGTCAGACAGAAGGCGACAGCACCGCAAAGGTTGCACCGCCCGAAGGCTGGCCGTCTGACGCAAACTTAGCCTGGGATCGCCTGCCCAAAGCTGCACAAGACGCGCTTCGCGCGGACTTGGACGCGGGGCGCATCACCATTGGCAAGCCTGCGCAGGGCCCAATCGCACCTGACCCGGTGCAAGAAGTGGTGAAGACCTATCAATCGGAAATTTCGCGGCGAGGCATGGCGCCCGAACAGGCGGTCAAAGTCCTGTTTGAAGCCCAGCGCGCGCTTGACGAAAACCCGGTCGAGGCCCTGCGCCAGCTTGCCCGCTCCTATGGTGTGGACCCCGCAATCCTCGCGCCTTCCAATGGCGCACAAGCACCGCAATACTCGGCTGATCCCGTTCTTGGGCAGATGCAGCAGGAATTGGCAACGCTACGGGGCTATTTGACGCAACAGCAACGCGCGCAGCACGACGCCACAATGGCGGACCAGCACCGCATCATTTCCGATTTCGCCCAAACGAAAGCGGCAGATGGCGCGGCGGCTTATCCGCATTTTGAGCAAGTGCGCGTGACCATGGGCAATCTTCTACAGGCTGGCGAAGCCAAGTCTTTGAAGGATGCCTATGACATGGCGGTTTGGGCACGTCCCGACCTGCGCGAGCGCATCCTGGCAGACCAGCGCAAGGCAGAAGATGCCAAGCGCGAGGCCGACGCCCGCAAGGCGGCAGAAGATGCGCGCAAACGTGCCGTGAGTGTCAAAAGCAATCCGAGCATGGCCCCCAATGCAACGCCCGCCGGCAGCCTGCGCGACGAGCTTGAGCGCAATTGGTCTAGCGCTTCTTTTTAGGAGATAAACAATGGCCATTTCTCCCGGCCTTAATGAGATCGTGACGACTACGCTCCGCAATCGTTCCGGCAAGCTTGCCGACAACGTAACCCGCAACAACGCCTTGCTCAATCGCTTGCGCGCCAAAGGAAAGACCAAGTCTTTCTCCGGTGGCCGGTCCATTGTGCAAGAAATCGAATATGCCATGAATGGCACCTACCGCCGCTACAGTGGCTACGAGGTGTTGAACATTCAGCCGTCTGACGTGATGACGGCGGCTGAGTTTCCAATCCGCCAGGCGGCGGTGGCGGTTTCGATTTCGGGCCTTGAAATGCTGCAAAACAGCGGCAAGTCTCAGGTGATTGACCTGCTTGAAAGCCGCATCGGCAATGCCGAGCGCACTTTCATGAACAGCATTTCCGCCGATATTTACTCGGACGGTACTGCTTCCGGTCAGATTACCGGCCTGCAAGCGCTTATTGCCAACTCGCCGGGTTCCGGCACCATTGGCGGTATTGATCGCGGCACCTGGCAGTTCTGGCGCAATATCAGCTTCTCTTCCGTCTCTGACGGCGGCGCGCCTGCAACCAGCGCGAACATCCAGAGCTATATGAACCGCGTGGCGCTGCAACTCGTGCGCGGCAATGACGGGCCTGACCTGATCGTAGCGGACAACAACTATTTCCGCCTGTATCTGGAAAGCCTGCAAGCCATCCAGCGCGTGACGGATGACCAGCAAGCGGGCGCTGGCTTCACCGGCCTAAAATACTACGGCGCGGGCCGTAGCATTGACGTGGTTTTGGACGGTGGTTTCCAGGGCTTTAGCACTGATCCCGGCGGGGTTGGTGGTGCGCCTGTTGATCGGATGTATTTCCTCAATACGAATTACGTCCATTACCGCCCGCACAGCGACCGCAACATGGTCCCGCTTGATCCTGACCGTTTCAGCGTCAATCAGGATGCCATGGTGAAGCTGATCGGCTGGGCCGGCAACATGACCCTTAGCAATGCGCGCCTTCAGGGCGTGTTGCGCGCTTAATCGGAGGACAACAGAATGTCTTTTTCCATCTCCAATATGCTGGGCGCTGCGGTACTTGATACCAATGCGGTCACAACGACTTCGCTGGAATATCCGGCGCCGCCTTTTGCCGTTGGCACTCGCGCCGTTGGCAATAACGGCACGGAATGGATTTACGTCCAGGCTTCTGCGGCGGTCACGGCGACTTTCGCTTGCGTTATCAGCGTGACCCATACTGTGGCGCACATGACCACAACTACGGGCCTTCGCGGGCTTTTGGTTGGTGTGCCGGCGGTTGATATTGCCGCCAGCTCTTACGGTTGGGTGCAGATCAAAGGGCCGGCCAATTTGCAGGTTCTGGCCTCTGCGGCTGCCAATGTGCGGTTGAACACCACGGCAACCGCTGGCGCGCTTGATGATGATGGCACTGCTGGTTCGAAGGACGTGCTTGGCATCGCCCTGACCACGGCTCGCGCGGCTTCGCAAGGCTTGGCTCCAGCCATGCTTAACTATCCCGCCGTTGGCGTGACGCTCTAACGGGACGGGCCGGGCATATCGCCCGGCCCCTTCCACTTTCAAGGAAATCCCAATGTCTGAAAATTTCGCGTTTATGGGTGGAACGGTCCACTCTGACGGCGCGGTTTCAATGGGCAGCGATGCCCGCCTTTACGTCGAGTTCTTTGCCCATTCAGAGCATCAGCCGTGGAAATCGGCAGAGCAAGGGCGCCCAATTTACGAGAAGAAGGACTACATCAAGATCATCCAGCCGGGCGAGCGCGACCAGATGGTGCGCGAAGTCACTGACCTGGATAAGATGCGCTTTCCGAAACAATGGCAGGCGTATGAAAATCAGCAAGCGCAAATTCCCGATGGAACGCCGCTTGCGGTGATGTTTCCCCAAGACCCGCAGATTTGCGACCAGTTTCGCGCGTTGAAAATCCACGTTGTTGAACACCTGGCTGGGCTTGGCGAAGAAGGTATCAAGCGCCTTGGAATGGGCGGGCGTGATCATGTGGAACGCGCCAAGAATTTCCTTGCCGCCGCGTCCAACATGAAGGGCGCGCATGAAATGCAGCGCCAGATTGAAACGCAGAAAGACGAAATTGCCACGCTCAAGGCGGCCCTTGAGCAATTGAAGGCGGAATTGGCCGCTAACCCCAAGCGTCGCCGGGCGGCGCAGGAAGAGGATTGATACAATGAACGGTCTTGGTTCTGATATGATGGGCCTTGGGATGCCTTCCGCGCTTGCCAATTTGGTAGGCGAAAGCATTCCGGCATCTGTTGCCGGTGTTGGCACGGCGCAATCTGGCGCGACGCCGCTTACTGGCACGATTAACCAAGTGACAACCGCGTCAGGCCAGACGGCGGTGGTGTTGCCTTCTACGCAGCCGCTTGGCACTTCGGTCAGTGTCTATGTCAGCACTGCCACAACGGCGCTGGTGTTTCCGCCTTCAGGTGGCGGTATCAACGAAGGCGCGGCGAATGCTTCCTTCAGCGTGGCGCAATCCCGTCTGGCGTCCTTTGTCCGCGTAAGCGCGACAAAGTGGCTGGTGCTGTACGGCTCATAAGCCATGTCTTACACTTGGCTTCAGCTTGGTCAGGCCGTGGCGGCGGAAATGGGGCTTGGCTCCATTCCCGCCACGGTGGCCGGCGCAAACGATGATCAAACGCGGCAGATTGGCGCGCTTGCCAATCGGTGCGGCGAGATGTTGCTGCGAATGCGCGAATGGATTGCGCTGCAAGCCGAGTGGGAAATTTCTGTCACTACGCCAATCACGCTGACGGGCGACCTGACGCTAGGATCGGCTACGGTGACGGGCCTTGCCAGCACGGCGGGACTATTGGCCGGGCAAATGGCCGTCACAGGCGATTATCTGGTCCAAGCAACCCGTCTTGCGGCGGTGGTGGACGCGAATACCGTCACGCTCACGCAGCCCGCCACGGCCACGCTTGCGGGCGCCACGCTGGCCTTTGGGCAGGATACCTATGCGACGCCTGCGGACTTGCTGGCGCCGATCAATCGCACGATGTGGGATCGCTCGCGGCGATGGGAATTGATTGGCCCGATGTCGCCGCAGGAAGATCAGTGGATGCGTTCGGGCATTGTGGCGACCGGCCCGCGTAGGCGGTTTCGATTTGTCGGGCGCGGCGTCAACACGTTCCGCATCTGGCCCCCACCGACTTCGCTTGATAGTCCATCGGTTTTGTCGTTCGAATACACGTCCGCCCATTGGGCCACGGCGGCGGACGGCACGCCAA